GTTTGCAGCTGCGACACAAGTAGTCAGAAAAGCGGTGTCATTTGCCGTGGCGCTTGCGATCCCGAGAAACTCTTGCGTGTTTGCGACCGTGGTCCAACTGCACGTTTGGGTCCAAGTTACGGTTCCAGTTGCTGAAGCTCTTTGATAATCATCGAAGTTTGATTTGACAAGTATTTGGTTCGTAATGGTGAATTCATAGTTATATTCAAAGTCACCCTCACTAGTAACACCAGCAAAAAGAAAAGTTGGAATCGCTTGAACGATATAAGTCGCATCAAAATTGTTTCCTACCCCGGCAACGACGATCTGTTGACCGATCGTTATGTCGGTTGCCTCTAGGGTCTGAATCACGGCGTAGTCGTTTACACGCTGGGCGTGCGTTACGGTAAATACGGCCATGATTCAGAGTCCCTGTGAGTCAGTCAGAGCGGGTCAGGCCTGAGGAATTTTCATGAACTGGTTAGCGTCAACCATGATCGGTGCAAAGTAGCCACGGAAAGCGACGTCACGCGAAAGCGTTGAGGCTCCTGCGCCGATGTCGGCAACGATCGCGCCCTTTTGCTGTTCGTAGCAACGGAACGCACCAGTAGCGGCGGCGCCGACAATGGTGGTTTTTGCGGCGAAGTTGGTGTCGACTACAAGTTTGAGACCAAACACTGTTGATTCGCGTGAGGCGGCGTTCATTGAGCCGAACGCGTTCATTGGGCCGACCTGTGGAAATAACGGACGATCCGAACCATCTGATAACGATCCCAATTGCGCGAATACGTCGCCAGAGACGAACAGATGGTCTGGCAAGTAGTTACCTGCGCTCAAGATTGTGTTGGCGCAAGCGTAAATCTTGGCTACCCAGTCAGCCGGGTCGGTCGGTGCGACGTTGCCAGTTGCTTGAGTTGTGCCAGTCAAAAGTGCATCGGCCGCGACATCGTCGGTGAACAATGCGTACTTGCGTGCAAGGTCCTCTAACAATGCGCCGAGGACTTCAGGGTCAGACCAGTCAATTGAGGCTTCTGAGAGTTGCACGTAGCCACCGTAGATGGACTTTGTGACCTGAATGTCGTCAACGATGAACTGTCCAGCTGTGATTGTGGTGTTCTGTGTTTGTGGTCCACCGACTGAAACGTGTGTCGTGATTTTTGGAACGATGAACACTTTGCCACCCTGCGGCATGGCTCGAGCGCCGATTGCATCCACGACGGGACGCAGGCCCTGAATTCCCGAGTAGATAGGGGCAACAATTGGCGTCGGCATGATGCCGTCCAAATCAGCAGTCGTCACTGAGGGAGCGGCGGCGCGTAGTCGAGCGTTGAACTCGGCGGCGACTGATCCACCAGCGAACTGTGCGGCAATCCATTCGCCAGCTGACGGCATCTTGAATTCTTGTTTTGCGGTTGCATAAATCGGTTGAGTCGCAACAGCGGCTTCAACGGTTGTGGGTTCTGACATTTCATCCTCCTCGGATGGTGTTGGTGGGGTTGTTTCTTCTGGGATTTCTTCGTCGGGTTCGTCGGCTTGAGCCACGAGGGTTTGTATTTCTGCGCCTGAGAACGCTGGTACGGCGACGAGCGATAACTCGACAAGTGAAGCGCGAGTAACGACGGTTGCTTTAAGTTCTTTGTCGTAATACGACTCCTGAACCTCTGCGCCTACGGACACCGCATCGTACGCACCCGAGCGGATCAGCTCGACGGCATCCGCGCTGGCCCTTGTCCGGGCAAACGTTGCGGTAAAGCCGAGGCCCTCGGGCATATCTGCCAACGAATTAACTGTGCCGCGCAACTGCGTAAGGTCGTGTCCCTCTATAAGTTTGGCGGCTTTCTGATTGACATCAAAAGCACCTCGCTCAAATGCCACACGCTGACCGCCTAAAACGGTTGCGGTAACTGGTGCCCACGGGACTGCAATACCAGAAATAGACGCAGGCGCGTCCTGATCTGATTTTGCAAAGTCCAAAGTAGGTAGGTCTGAGATCATTCTGATCATGAGTATTCGTCCTCGCGGTTTTGTGCGTTAAAATCTGACTCGCGTTCAACATTTGCCAAATCGTTTTCGTAAACGTAGTCAGAGACATCAAATTTGACGTATCGTCCTCGAGGCAAAATTTGGTTCATGCTTAACGTCTGCTCAATGCAGTCCAGATATTGTTTTGTCCCAAACAAATAGAGGTCTTGGCGTGCTTGTTGTGCATTTTGATAAGTGTATGAACCCGAGACTCCGATGCCTAAAAGATATGGGGGGATTCCCGTGGTTCGTGAGAGTTCAAGTGCTTGAAACTGGCGCGCTTCAACAAGTTGCAATTTGTTAGGGTCTGCCGAAAATTCCTTAAATGTGATAACGCTGTTAAGTGCGCCAATGGCACCTACTTGTCGAGCGTTACGCCAAGCGGCCGCAAGTTCCGAAAGGTCCTCAGCTGACATCGGTTCGGAGGCGTCGGTCTGCTGAAGCCAACCAGCTGCAATCTCGTTTACTGCAAAACGGTCGGCGGCCTGTTGCAATTTAATTGCCGTGTTGATTGCGCGGTTTCCTGTGTAAAGCAAACCTTGAGTCGGTGCCAAGAATTGGATGACGTCATCAGTGTTTAGTTGGATGCCGTTAAAAGTCATGTTGTCAGACGGTCCAAAACGCTGTGCGCCCGGCTGGTCCACTGTGTTAACCATGGCGGCGGGTAGCCATTGAAAAGAAAGCGGACGGCCTGTTGCTTGTGACCGTGAAGTAATAAACCAGTACCCTGAGCCCCACAAAATAAGGTCAGTGACTAATTGAGCAAAAATGAAATTGCGCGTCACTTTAGGATCGGGTTGATCCATCCACTGTTCATTCGGAATGTAAATTTCCTCGTATTCCTCGCCTGTCCATTGAGTCGTGTAATGCTTTAATTCTAAGCAACCGACCATGGACGCAATCATTTGAATCGAGCGCGCAACAGTAGGCACAGAGAGGGCCAGTTCTTGCGACGCCCCGACGGAGTACGTATAGAACTGACCCACCTGTGCGGCAGAACCTGCTGCAGCCTGTACGGGAGCAGACGCAAACGCGGGGGTCGCATTCACTTTTTTGCTACCGAAAAGAGCCATCACTTGCGAGTCTCTCACACTTTTTAGTCTGTGTTAAGTACCCTCAGCCAAAAGCAAAAGAAGCTTTAGATGACCTAACTGGTTTGGACGCAAGCATGATTCCCCACACTGCGCACCGGGCAAGTTCTATGGGTCCGGGTGACTTCTGCGAACTGAGCACGATGGACCCGCCCGTTTTGACGGCCACGGCTCGGGCGAGATGTTCGGCCAGTGCGATATCGCCAGTGTGGTTGACGCGGTCCTCAACGATCATGGCGCGACAAGCTGCAGTCCATTTAAGTAACTCGGCGTAGCCGACGATTTGCATCCGACGCCGTAGGTCTGGGGGACAGTGAATTTCTAGCGATGGGGTGACTGCAAGTTTGACGGTTTGGTCGTGCATGATGCGCACTACTTCCTCCCACATTTGTGCAGCTGACTCGACAACGAACGCGACCGAGACGATCACGCGACCGTCATCAAAAGCGGTTGAGATTCCGACGTACCGCGAGTCATCAACCGATGAATCAATCGTGAGCCACTGGGTCGGTGGTGCTGGTCGGTCGGATTTGCGGTCATTCCATAGGTTGATCGGCAAATACGAATTGGTACTGTCTACCCATAAATTTAAATGGCCACGAATAAAGGCTTGACGGTTCGGAGAGTCAAACGCCAACTCCAACGCCTTGGCCGTGATTGTTGTCCCGAGGGCGGGGTTACTCCAGCCCCAATATGAGCGATCCTCCAAACTCACCCCGGGGTTTAATGACCACTCAGCGAAATACAGCGAACCAATTCGGCCCGAGTCAATTGCCGCGATGCCCTGTTCTCTTAGTTGCAGGAGGACGGTACTTCCTTGATCGCCGGCGGTACTGAACATCATCATCATCGGATTCTTGACTGCGATCTGGGAAGGCCGTAAAGCAGTAAACACGACCTCGGGGCTAATGTCCCAAACCTCATCCACCAGCAGAACAGAGGCGGTCATACCGTGAGCGTGAGCGGACGCCGCGACAACCGAAATAGACGAGCCGTCAGGGAAGTTGATTCGCTCGTCACCGTTTTGCCAGCGAACTTTGCAGTCAAAGTTTTCTAGGTCGCGGACAACGTCACGGAATAGGGCCATGCTCCGACGCTTTTGGTTAGCAACAATGACAATTGTTTGAGGTTCGCGTCGAGCAGCTGCGTATTCGGTTGCCATGAAACCAGCGACCGCACGCATTACCAGACTCTTGCCGTTCTGACGGGCCGTACTGATACAAGCCTCACGGAATACAAAGTCGCCGTTGGCATCCACAGTCAAGGCGTCGTTGCAAATGCGCTTCTGCCACTCCATGAGCTCAATATTGAGCACGCGCTTAGCCCAAGCAGTCAGGGCAGGACCAAAACTCTCACCGGGTGGAACAGGCGTCACCAACCGTGGCTCGATACGGCCAGATATGGCTGAACCACCGCTGGTTCGGGCTGGTTCCTGCTGGTTCAGGCTAGTTGAGGGTATTTCCGAGT